TCTCTTCAGCTTCTTTAATCTTAGGATGACTATCAATCATCTTACGCGTTGATTCTTTCGGATCTGCGAAGAAGTCTAACTCGTCTTCTGGTTCGGGTGCTGATTGTTGTGAGAGTTGTGTCTGCTGCTGAATAAACGTATCAACTACTTTTCGAAGCTCACCGACTTCACTGCTCTGTTTACCTAAGAGCTTTTCAGCCTCTTGGTGCATCCGTACAATCTCTTCTACGGACTTGCCTCGATACTTATCAGGGAGTGCGTCATCAGGGTTATCCTGTTCAGGCTCCTGTTGATCTACTTCGTCTAAGTTTGTAATGTCTACGTTATCCTCTTCAGGACGCTCGTCTATTAGCTGTGCTGCCATTATTAAACCCCGTGCATTCGCATTATGGAGATTGGTTTTGTAGAAGGTCTGCTATGAGTTTATCTTCCGTTCTTGTTGTATCTTCTGCTCTCTGTCTCTTGCCCACTTCATTGTGGCGCCAGGGAAGTCACCGCTGATGTGATCCAAGACAGACTTAACAGGAGATATCACCTTAGATGAAGACTGGCCACAGTCGCACCGAATAACTGTAACGTTGTCTTCAACTAAGTGTTCTGTGTAGTGACCGTTAGGACACTTAAAATCAAACAGCTTCCGCATCGTCTTCGTTAGCTTCTGCTTCAGCTGCTTCCACCTGAGCTTCAATGTTTAAGATGTTAGCCATAACTGCAAGTTGTCCCTTACGAAAGTAAAGGTCTTGTTCGTCTTTAGCCATCTCTACAGAGTTGACGTTAGCAACGCCTTGTCTGATATCATCTAAGAAGATTTTCCAACCTTCAGAGTTGAACATATCTTTTAAGTGGCGGAAGTAGGTTTCTGTTTGCGTATCCACTGTTTCTCCTTATGGGACAGTTGTGTGAGTTTCGTTAAATTGCTTTAACAAGTATATTATATCATACTTTTCAGCAAAAGTCAATACCTAAAATGTGTTAATTATTTACGTTTCTTATTCGTAACCTTCTTGCCAGTACGCTTGGCTTCCTTCTTAGCCGCTTCCATACCCTTTTTAGTATACGAATAATGTTTGCTTCCTACCTTTGGCATTGCCGTCTCCTTACCATTTAACTTTGTCAGCCCAATAAGCTGCACTCATTTTACCCTTTGAAATGTTCTTAGCGTGTCGTGCCTTAAACGACTTGCGTCTGGCCTTCTCAGAAGCCGTCTGCGGGTTTTTACCAGCACCGCTTACACCTTGCTGCCCGAAGCGAATAGTCTTCACCTGGTCGCCCTCCTTCGCTACAACGACGTGTGACTTAGTCGGATGGCTGGGTGTCCGCTTTGGTTTGTTGTACCCGCTTACTCCTGCTCGGCTTAAACGCGAGTCCTTGCTTTTCGACATGTCCTTTTAACTCCTCTAACAAAACATCAAACTGTTTGTGTTTATCTTCTAACGACTTTATCCGCTCAAACAACACTGAGTAACTTGCGTTAATCTCATGCAGTATATCGTTTAACACCTTCTGCGTAATCATATAGCCAACCACTCTCCAAACTCACGAACATACATCAAATGCACTGTCGTGTCTTTTGTGTTTAACGTTAATGTTGTACCGCCGTATTCGGCGATGTTGTATTCTGCTATGTTGTAGTACGCTGCGTTGTAGATGTGAATATCACCTACAATCTGTATAGTGTTGCTTGTTGATAGATGCACTAGGACGGTCTCACGGTCTTTAGGAGTAAAGTTAAGCACGACAACGGCGTCTGCTATGCACTTAAGAATAGATGTTCCAGACGTCGTGTAATCAGCATCTACGACAACTGCTGTAGCACTAGCTAAGTCTGCTCTTGATAACGGTATATAGCTCATTAGATTGCTAACCACTCACCAAATTCGTGTACGTACATTAAGTGAATTGTTGTGTCAGCCTGCTCAACAGCAAGGCTAGCATAGCCAAACTCACCTACGTTGTACTCTGCAATGTTGTAGTACGCTGGGTTGACGATGTTAATAAACCCTACAATGTCAATCTTATCGTCAGTTGCACAGTTGACTAGGACGGTTTCGCGGTCTTGTGGGTTCTCGTTTAAGACAACCGTACACGCCTGTGTGACTTTCAAAATCTCAGTGGTAGATGTCGTGTAGTCTGCTGTAATAATACCAGCTCGTGCATACCCTAAGTCAGCCCGTGACGGCGTACTGCGTGATACAGCGTAGTTAACGTTAATAGGTTGGTCTAGGCTTTTAACTTCACCCGCGTCAATCTCTTTACCGTTAGATAGTTTAATCACTAAGTGACCATCAAAGTCTACAGCAGCGTCTTCAACACCAACGCCGTCTTCACCATCCTGCCCATCTCTACCATCTAAGCCGTTAACGCCTGGATCACCTTTGTCTCCCTTCTCGCCAGCGTCTCCCTTATCGCCTTTGTCACCTTTGTCGCCTTTGTCTCCTTTATCACCCTTAATAGTCTTAACCTCGCTGATCTTCTTCCCTAAAGAATCAGCAAGCTTATTAATCTTATCATCAAGCGCCATTAAGAAGACGTTAACGTTCATTCGGCATCAACCTCTGCATTAGCTGTTGTTCCATCTGTGAAGACGACTCGTCTTTCATCTTCCTAGCTGTCATAGATTGCTCTTGCAATGTCACCTGCTTCTCTTTAATCAACATGTCAGCAATCTTCAAACGACGCTCAAACTCTTTGTCGTCGTCGTTACCTGCTTTAATGTTAGTAGTGATTGCTTTAAGCTTGTCAATCTCTAGCTCTTGTGGAATCGTCTGAGCCTCCACAGCGATCTTCTGAGCGCGTGCTTGAGACTCTTGAGCTTGTCCCTGTAGTGCGGCTGTTTGTGCCGCTTGGAACGCCATCTGAGCTTCTAGCTGCATTTGCTGTGCTTGTTGTGCTTGTGGGTTAGGTTGTGACGCCTGCTCCATAGCTGCAATAAGCTCTTCGCGGTTTGACAAGTTCATGTTGTCGATAATGCTTTGTACAAGTACAGGGTATAGTGGGCTGTCTTGCTTCATCGTCTGCAACAACTGCACCAACTGTGTCACCTCGTACTCACGCGCAATGATACCAAGTGTAGACGACGCATCAAACTTATAGTCGGCTACAGGATAGTTTTCAGGATCAAACTGCATATACCTATAAGCTGCTTTTTGCACAAAAGGTAACAAAAATGACTCTTGGAAGTTAATAAGCGTACGTTTGTGACGCTTGATAATAGCGCCTAAGCCCATTGAAATGCCAGACGCTGTTGCTTCTCCGTTGATTGCACCGCCTAAACCAGCAGAATCAATAGCACCTGTTGCTTGTTGCACCATGCCTTGTAGCGCTTGCGCCTGTGCAAACGTAATTTGATTCACTTGGCCGAAGTTGAACGGGTGTAGTACTTCGCGTGGGTCGCCGTTTGTCAACAATAGCTTCCCAGGTCTTACTTCAGGCTTAGTACCGCGTGGAATGCGCGTAGCGTCCATTGCCATCATTGGGTGTACGGTAAGTCCTAGAGCGTCAATACGCGCCCGTAGCTCAGCGTCTAGGGCCTTCTGGCTGTTATATCCCTTCTCACATACACCACGTCCCCAAAAGCGACTAGGAACGACGTCCCAAGGGAACGCGACAATAGGACGGTCTTGCATCATGTACGGATTTGGGTCAGCTTTAAGCAGAATACCGCCGTTAGCAATCACAACTACAGCTTCAACGTAGTATGAGTCGTCGCCGTCTTCGTCAATTACAGTTTCTACGTCTTCGTTTGCTGAATTTAAGAGATAACGTGGGACAAGGCCGTAGTACTTAGTCAAACGAATCTTATCTTGCTCGTAAACTGCTAGTTCTTGGTCAGGCTCTAAGTCAAAATCAGACGGTGCGATACCAACAGGGACGTCATAGTAGACGCCACTCTCCTGAAGACGCTCAACAACGTGCTTAGAAACAAATTCATCTACTGCTACACCCAAGGCTTCGTCAATGCTAGTAGCTACAGGGTCAATTAAGAAGTTTTGTGGCATGACAGGACGCATCTTAACCACGACACGGTCACGAATGTTAACACCAACAGCCGTCAACTCGCCGTCCATAACAGGTTGTGTTGCTGGTGACATTTCTTTTTCTTCTTCTAAAACAACTTCAGCGATGCCAGTGCCGAATACAGCAGCGTTAATAAGACATTCAGCTACTGCTTTACGTACTTTAGTCTTCTGAAAGTCTACGTGCAGTTGTTCACGTAAGAATACAACGTCTGATGGGTTTGGATCACCTTTGTCATCCTTGATATCAAACCACTTACCACGACCAAACGTAGCTTCTTCTAGCTCAGCAACGGAGGATTCGACTGCTTGTTGTAGTGCAGGGGAGATAATCTTGGAACGTTCGCTATCTCGTGTCTTGTCTTCGCTAGCCCAAATACCACGCCACAGTCGATAGTACTCTTCAAACTTTTGGCTGTAGTTGTTTTCGTAGTGATCACGCCACTCATCACACTTATACATCACCCAGTCTTCAAGTGACTCTTGAATGATGATGGATTCTTCACCTTCGTTGTAGTCTTTCATATTTAATATCCTGATACGGAGTCTAATACATCAAAATTGTCGTGTTCTTCCCAGTTCCCTGAGTAGGCAACTTTAGCTAGCTGGTCAATGTAAGCAAGGGCGTCTACTAAGTCGTCGTGTGTTAAAGGGTCTGGAAACTGAAACAGCTCGTCTAAAAACTTAGAATTCCATTCACCCTTCTTAAGTTGTATTAAGCCGTGCTCAAACCTACCTTGAAGCGCCCACATCACACGGTCTGTCTTCTTTTGGTTACCGTGCGTTAACTCTTCTACACGAAAGAAGAAAGTGTTTCGCTTCATCATATCCGTTAACGGTGACATCACCGCCTGCTTAGCAATACCCTTCTCAATCCCGACACTGACAGGTTTGTACTTCTTCACCAAGTTAAAGATCTTGTTAGCTGTCTCGTCAAGCGTCCAGCGCCCGTAAACAATATCTTCTACCAACCAACCTACTTCATTAACTTTAACAATAGCAATTGCTGTATTGTCTAGGCGGCTGTTCTTAGAACGCTTCTTAGAGACGTCTTGAAAGCCTGCTAAGTCAACAGCAATGTAATAATCACCTTCTACATCAGCTTCGTCATCAGCAAACAACACCCACTCTTCCTTAAACATCTCACTGCCCTTAGCCTCAAACGATGCCATAAACTCCTGGCGGAAGGCGTAAGAGGACATAGACTTCTTAGCTATGTTAATCTCTTCTGGATCTAGTAGCGGATTGTCGTAAGATGTGTAATGCCATGCCTTATACGTACTGTCATCCGATAACTCAGCATACGTATACAAATCATAAAAGTGATTACGACCTTGTGGTGTACCAATGAATACAGCTTGGCCCTTCTGGTCTGTTAAAGCAGGACGTAGAATAACTTCCCATACGTCTGGCTTCATGTCTGCGTATTCGTCCATGACAAGAAACTTTAACGAAACACCACGCATTGTGTCTGGTCGGTCTGCACCTTTCAAAGAGATGGTAGCGCCATTTATTAGGGTGATGGTAAGGTTGTTAATGTTTTGCCCTTTAATTATTGGCGACGCTAAATCAAAGATGGTGTTCCACATAATGTCACGTGCTTGCCCTTGCGTAGGCGCGACATAAAAGACACCGCCAGGCTTGTCGTTCAAGGCGTTTAAGATGAGCATCCAAGCTGCCATCCTACTCTTACCTGTACGACGACCAGCCGCTACCACTTTAAAACGTGTGCTGTCGTTAAAGACATCTTGTTGCCACGGTAAAAGTGATACGTTTAAATCTGTCATAGAATGATATCAGACGCTGAGTAGGGGTATAGTTCGTAAGAGATAATGAACGTAGCATTACCTGACGTACAGCGGATGTCTATGGTGTCGTTTTCGTGCAAGACAAGAAACTTACCTACCTGACCACCAAACTCTACTAAGTCACCAGCTGACATATTCTTGCTGTGTAAGAACGTATAATCCTCTCCGTCAGACCACTTAGCATCTACCGTTATAGAACCTGAAGCGGCGCATAAGAAGTATGTGAGCTTACAATGATAACCTTCTGGAACAGTTAGCACAGTGACGTATGTGCTGTTATCAGCAACGTCTGGAATATACCCTTTAGAGTCTTGTATTACTTGCATCAGTAACTCCACATGACAGGGTATTCGGAGTCGCGTAAGTCTACGTGTACAAACGTCTTAGCTACACCAATCCCTTTAAAACCTAATTCAATAGCCTTCTCAACAATTAAATAACGTTGTGTACCGTTTAACACTTTAATGTCAGCGGCTATACCTTTAGTGTGTGTGCCAGGCGTTGGCTTAGACGCTTCAACTGAATGAGACGCTGAGCGATAGCCACTGGTGATGTGAAACGGAAAACCACATTCTTCTCTCAACATATCAAGCATAATGAGGAAGTTGTGTGACATTCTGTTTTCACCCGTCTCCGTACAGTTAAACTCTTCTAACGTAAAATACTTAAGCGTCATTTACCACATCACCTTCTATTGTTTCACCGCTAATGTTGACAGCATCACCCACTGTCGAAATGTTAACTTGTATTGACGGACGCGACACACTCTCTTCTGAGAAGCCCGACAATGGAAGTAGTCTGTCAGCTACGATCTTCCACGCGACAGCTTGTGCTTTATGATCGTCATCTAATGCAGCATCTAAAATCTTTTGTAACACTTTAGCAGACTTTGGCGACGCTAACATACGTTGACGATATTCCGTCATAATCGCTGACTGTTCACGACGTGTTAAACCACCCGTTTCAGCTAAGTCTGTTTTACGAGGACGGCCTCTTTTAGGCTTGACAGTTGTTGAAGACATGTATTATCCCTACTCTAGCGTTTGATGTCGTAACAGAGGGTACATAGTTGCTAGCATTAACAACTACATTCTACTTTTTAGTAGTGTGTTGTGGGTTGGTAGGAAGGTTTGACGTTACAGTGTCTCGACGTTAGTAGTCATGCTGTCGTGTTCAACGTTCTCTACCGTACAAACTATGAGTAGATTATATCATACTTTTAAGTAAAAGTCAATAGGTGTAGGGACACTATTGTGTATTATTTACGTTTTTAATGACAGCGTGCTGTTGTTGTTGTTGTTTATAACGCTAGAGTCGAGCTGTTGGTTACGCTGCCTTTTTTATATGCCAGAGTGTTGTTTAAATTATCTTTGTAGTCAACGGTTTAGACTACTGTGAATTTATACAGTTGTGTACGTCTATGGAGGTTTAAAAGCTCTTCTTCGCAAACGGTGGCGCCTACATTAACATTTCATGAGCCGCCGCCCCCTCCCCCGCCCCTTCATCGACACCCGCCGTTCACGCCTTGAACACCGCTAGCGACCGCTTGGCTATATAGGGACGGTGGCGACGGTGGCGACGGTGGCGGTGTCGGAGGATGGGAACGAGGAGCGACGTGGGACGCTACAGCCACTATCTAGGGACGTTATAGGGAACGCTCCTGGCTCATTCACGAAATGAATAACGACTATTCAGTAAATAAATGTGACATTCAGTTCGGCATCCCTCATAGTCCACCCATCGACAGCGGTTAGGTCGGTTACAGCGGGTAACGGCGCTATAGCAAAAATACCGAAAGCCTAGGGAGTGCGTAAGAGTGGAACAATCAAACACCCGCGAGGATACGGCCAACGGACGTGATAAGGCCTCGCAGACCACGACGGATAGCCCTAGACGTTAGTTGCCGAAAGCAAAATCTAGGAAGTGGCCGTTGGACACAATGACCTAGCAAAGTAGCGGACGATTCAGCTAGCGATGCAATCGAACAGCGAGACAACGCACTCACTACCGCGAAGCGTATACGGTAAGCCGCGCAGTACCGAGAGAGCCTAACGGCACGGTGTCGAATTGTTCGGTTGCTATTGTCTAGGGTGAATCGTAACCCTACTGATGAGACTATACGGAGTCGAAACAATGGAATTCAAGCATGTAACTTATGAGTCGTTGAAGCAGTCAGCACGACACTACTACGGCGAGGGCGGCTACTGCACCGTTATTATGGTAGCGCTGGTGCTGGGTTGGAAATTTGGCAAGGCACGTAGCGAGTGGAAACGTCGCGGACGTCGTGACGGTTGCGGCACTTACTTCCGCGATCAAAAGCAACTGCTAGCAGACCACGGCATAACGTTGAAACTGTTTTCGTATCGCACGGGTGGCACGTTGTCGACGGTGGCGAGCAAGTTACCGAGTAAAGGTATGTTCTTAGTGTACAGCCGCGGGCATGTGAGCGTTGTACGCGACGGTATCCTCGAAGATTGGGCAACCGATAGCCGCAAGCGTGTTATCGATATCTATCAAGTGGTTTACAATTAAGGAGTGGTTAGTATGAAATATTCAGATACGGACATAAACGGTAACGCGTGGCCAGCCGCTTGGGTGGACACGTACAACAACTTAAGCGCACAAATTGAGCGCACACACGGTGTCGAGCTTAAGCAGGCGCTCTTGGATGAGCGACACCGCTTTTACATGTTATGCATTTACACGGCTCAGGAGGCTTAGTATGAAATATACCGTATTAGCAACGAAAAAAGATGGCACTAGCTTTGTTAAAAAATTCAAAACCGAGCACGATGCTAGAGCCTGGGTTTATGACGTGGCGTGGGACGATGACGGCATTTATCACTGCACTATTACCACCAACGACGGGCACGAACTAGTTGCCCTGATACCATGTGACTAGGGAGTAACAACTATGACTAACTTACAACCAGCGCCGAAAGGCTTTGTACTAGGCGAAGCGTTAAAGTATGTAGGTAATGCAAGCTGGGATACTGAGTGGTGTCCCGCTTGGATACGTCCCACCGACTGCGGTGCGGATGTTATATGGATAGAACGTAACGGGGACTATTGCGGCTTGTTTCAGCGTGTCCCACACAATCAATTTGCAATTATCGTGGCCGCGTAAGCGGTCACACAATCAACTTACACGGAGTAATTAACATGAACTATTCAGAATACACACAAACCATGAATGCGCTTGTCGACTCAGTTTATGCTGAGTTAAAACGAGACGACACCCAGGAACTTTCGGACATCGTTCACGAGACAATCGACGGCCATGCGTGGGCTATATACTACGCTGATGCGTTTGAGCTAGTAAACTTTGTTAGACAGTTTGACTTTAGCGAGTACGGCGAGGCTCAATACACCGTAGAAAACGTATGCGAGCCAACTACAGACCTCGACACCCTCATCACGCATATGGCTTTTTGGGTTATGTATAACG